TGTGCCATCAGCCATGATGACAATCATATTACCCATTACGAAGTTGCTCTAGTAATAGTTCCACTTGTTGGAAATGAAACTGACATTGTTGCAAGTTCTCCTACTGCGTTAGCTACAGGAATATGTTGATTTACTAACACGTTTCCTGAGTAGCTAGGATTAGTAGCGCTAACTGATCCAGATGTTGGTTTTATTACAAATGCTGTAGTAGTTCCTAACAATGGAAATAGCGTTGCGTCTACTTCGCTTGAAGCAAAGTCTTGTTGGAAATCAATTGATAAAGTACCTGACTTAAGGCCCCCTGTCCTGCTAACAAAAGTATCGCCCATTGCTGTAGTTACTATTTCATCAGCTGTAATATCCAAAGTTACACTTGCTACGTGGTCACTTAAGTCCACGCTGTTTAAAGTTACGCTTGCGTCTGTCAAAACAAATTTTGCCAAAATTAACTCCTCTCTATATTTATATTTTAAATATCGAGGTACGAGTTAAGTTAAATGCGTTATTTAAACAGAAAACCCCTCAGGGCTGCTAAGGGGTTTCTGCCGTTCGTATACAGGGCAGTTGTAGATATTTATTTATTACTTAATAAATTACCCTATATAATTTTTATATACTTGCTTGTAAAAATAATTTTGTATTAAAATTAGAATTATCATTTTCAAATACTTCAGCTAAATCTAATATTAACTGACTTGAAGCATTATTTTCTTTTAATACTTTTGCTATTGCTTCATAATGTTTTCTACTCATCATTGTTTGTCCTCCTTTTAATGAACGTTATAAATTAATTATAACAAGTATTTTTATTAATGCGTAATAATTTTAAATATTTTTATTCTATACCTATTGCAGCATGAATACCAAAGCTTGGATTAGTTCCAGATATTGTATAATTTAAACGCCAGTACTGATCCGTTATAGCACCAGCAACGCTTTGAAAATCTGCACCGATCGCTGTAATACTTGTAAATGTAATCCTGTCTGTTGGACTTGTAAAGCTTGAATTATCATCGCTTTGTAATTTAAAAGTAATTGTAGGGCTAGATGTACCAGAAACACTATAACAATGTATAGCAGCGTAACATTTTTCTGTAGCGCCAACAGCTCCTAGTTGGGTGCCAGTTGAATTGCCAGAAGCTGTTAAAGCGCTATCTAATTGAATTGTCCCTCTAACAACTTTGTCGCCTGATTGGTTTTTAGTTATACTAAACGGCGCAATTTCTCCAACCTCACCAAATATAGAATATTGAAATAATCTTGATTTCATAAAATATGCAACATTGCCTACGCCCGCGTCCGGAACTGTTGAAACAATAAGCTCATTGCCTATTGAAGCTCCCAATAACGCGTCAGGCTTATTTGCTCCAGCTTCGTAAAATCCGTCTACTTGCAAAGAGCTATCTTTTAAACCGCCTAATTTTTCTGTAAACCCGCCACTGTTTATTGTAGTTGAATCTAATTCTTCAGCATTTATTTCTAAATTAACTGAAGTAGTATGGCTACTTAAATCGTAACCGCCTAAAAAAAGTTTACCATCATTAAATACAAATTTAGCCATTATCTTCTACTTCTTCCCACGCTTCATTAATGTCTGGCGTGCTTTTATCATCTTTAATAAACGTGCCGTCTTTTTTTCTTGCGCGTTTCTTTTTTATTCTAGTAGGTTTTATATGTCCAGCTTTCATTAATGATTTTGCAATTTGCTCATTTTGAATATCAATTATTTCGCCTTTAACTTTATCCATAACTTTTTTATTACCGATAATTTTATATTTAGCCATTATTTACCTCCGCAACCGTTAGGACAGCCGCCACAACAACCTTCCATTTAACTTGATCCTTTCGTATAAACTTCTATTTCAAAATTAGCACCTATTCCGTCAATGCCATTTAAATTAAAATCTGCACTGTAATTTGTCATATTTACTACTCTAGCGTCTGTATCGGCTAGCCCGAGAGTCTTGTTGTTATAAATAATTTGTCTTATGCTTTTACTTCCGCTGCCTGAAACAAATTCATCTAATTTATCCTGCGCAGTTCTTGCGTCAGTACGTTGTACAGCAACTATCATATCAAATGTGTATAAATCTGTTCCGCGCTGCATAGCTAAATCAAATTCAATATTTGTAGGTATAAATAAAGCTACAGGAAAATTTATTGCATTGTCAGGAATAACGTCATAACAACGCAAATCACTTATGTTAGATACAGTTGTTTTTAAACCGTCTCGTATTTGGGCCATAGTAGCCATTTAAGCTACTCCTAATACATTTCCTTTACGAAATGGACCTATTAACCTTGTAATTTCTCTATTTTGTTGTATATTAACTACGCCAAAGTCCCCGATCCCGGCAACACCGAGCGGAGCGTTTCGCATAGCAAATAATTCGCTAGCTAGCATTAAAGTAGCTTGTCGTATTTGTTCAGGCGTGGTTGCATAACCCCATTTAGCTGTAATTTCAGCTCGAGGCCTATTACTTGAATAATCTAATGGCCATTCATTAGAGCTATCACTGATTAATTCTATTATATAAAACGGGCTGCCTTGTATTCCGCCTACTACACCATTTATAGGTAATACTTGATAATCAGAACTACTTACGGTAACTTCATAAGTTCCGTCGTCGTCATCATCATATTTAACAATTAATCCAGTAGTTGTTGATATATCATCAACTCTTAATCTATATAAATCATCTGTAAAAAATTTTCTTGCAGAAGCCGATCCGTCTGCATAAAATTGTCTACCGCAAAACGCGTCTATTTGTCTTGAAGCTGCATTTACAGCGTCATCAAGCAAATCGTCATCTTGACTATCGCTTGTAGGAATTCCTATAAAAGCTTTAAGCTGATTTTGAGTACAGTAGCCATTCGTAATTGCCATAAGTATTATCTACCTTTTTTGCGGCCCTTACCTTTGCCACCTTTCATTTTCTTTTTTCCGTAACCATAACCCATGATTACTTATTCTTTTCTACTTTTTTTTCAGCTTTAGGTTTTGCAGTTTTTGTTTCAACTGTTCCACCAGCTTTTTTAATAGCTTCTTTAGTTTCTTTAACACGCTGTGCCTTTCCATAAAGTTCATAGCCTTTAAGTTCCTCTTTAAGAGCTTCTATTAATTCTTTATTTTTTGCCATAATATCTTTCCTAAATGGTTTGGTGCGTTAGTTGCCCAGCGCACCAAAACCATAATTATATTAGAAACTAGGAGTAATTAATCCTGTTCCTTGTATTTTTGTCATTCCAGCTGGATACCTTCCAGAAGCGAATGCGCTGTAACCATAAACAACCATCTTAGTTGTTAAGCTACCTGCATTTGTTTCTTCAAATTTCAACTGCATTAAATTATCTTCAAACAGAATATGGTCATCTACTTTCAAGACATAAATTTGGTCTTGATCGTTTCCGCCACCATCTGTTGTAGTAACGTTAGCGTCAGTAATAACTGGGAGTCCCAAAATATTTCCGACAACGTTTCCATAAGCTGCAGCTTCACCAATACCAACAGCATTATCAGGATTATTTCCTGAAGGTAATACTAATGGTCTTGAGTTTCCGTCTACACCTGCTGTGAAGAAACCCCATCTTCTAGGGTGCATAATGATTGCTGTTGCTGGTGCAAATCTGTTTGCATTTACTTTTTGAACAGCGTCAGCTATTTTTGGAAATGCTTCTGCAACTGTTGGAGTTCCATCTGTATAAGTAACAGTATTTTGTCCTGATACGTTTCGAATTCCTGTAGGTTGTCCAGAAGATCCAGAGCCTTCAATCATTAATTCATCTAATTTACCATAATATGCAGCAACTAGGTCTTGAAATATAATGTTTTCAAGACTAAATCCTGGTTGACCACCACGCTCAAGAGCTTGTCTTGAAACGTCTTGCTGACCGGCAACTGTATCAACATTAACTGTTAATAAAGTATCGTCCATATTAGTTTCTTGAACTGCTGAATTTTGAGAAGCTTGTTCCGCTGCTGCTGATCCAGTTGTAATTCTTGAAACTTCAACTTTCATTCCGAATTCAGGAAGAGGTTTCTTTGGAACTGCGTTATAAACTGCTGCTCCAGCTCTTGCTATCGGTGCATATTCGTCAACTAAATATTGAGGAACTACTAAACCTGTAAAGGCTCCTGTTCCAATATCTCTAGCTTCGTGGTCTTGATGTTTTCCAATTCTTTCCTGTGCTTTATAGTCACCTTGCTTTGATCTCCAAGCGTCTGCAATAAAAGAGTGCTCGCCACCTTTTCTATACATATCAGGCTCGTTGACTTCAACAATGGCTTCTTTTTCGCCTAAGTCTTCATCTTCAACATTAAGTTCCATTCTGCTTTCCTTAACTGCTTTAAGAGTCTCAGCCGCTTCTCTTGCTTCCTCGATTTTTTCGTTAAGCTCTTTTACGTCAGCATGCAATTCCTCTGATCTAGCAAATTTTGCGTCAAATTCTTCGCCCGCTTCCATTTCATCAAGCTCAGCTACAAGGCCATCAAGTTCAGTTGCTTTTGAATCTCTAGCTTCAATTAATTTTTTCATAATTTCCTTTATGCTTTTTATCTTTTACTTCTGCGCAGAGTGTGTTTTAAAAGTGTGATATACGGCCCTAAAACACGGCTACACGTCTTAGCGAATGCCATCTCTTTCAAGTTTCATTTTTAACAATTCAACTTTTGGATTACTTCGCTTTTTATCAACGTTATCGCTTTCGGCGACTTTATTAATAAAACCTTCTAAAATTTCTTTTGCTGTTTCACCATTTCTTGCTTCAACTAATTCTTTATGCAAATTATCTAAATCAACGCCCCTGAGCTTTGCACCAGCCCACGGATTAGCAGGATAAGTTACTACGCTAACATCAAATAATCTAGCTTCGTTTACTTCTCTGTTTTCTCCTGTATTGTCAAAATTATCTTTAATTGCTGCAAAAGCAAAAGACATTTCATTTAAATCTCCACGCTTCATTGCGCTTGCTACTTCAGCTACGGTTGGGTTTGATGGATCAAGCTCGGCTTTTACAAATAAGCCATAGTCATCTTCTTCTAGCTGTAAAGTTCCAGATGAAGTTCTAGCTAACGGAATTCCGTCGTGGTTAACTAAAAACCTAACGTCATCTTGTTCTTGTAATGTTTTTTTAAAAGCGCCTTGTTTAATTGTTTCGTTATACATTCCTTTGCTATCTCTTACTCCATAAGGCTTATTAAATACGGAAGCATAGCCTGTAAATAATAATGTATCTTTATCGTTATTATTTCTTTCTTCTACTGCTGCAAATGTAAAACTTCTATTTTCAGTTTCTCTTTCCATGTTTTTTATATTAGTAATACTTTTTTGTGTTTCTATTGTTTGTGACATTGCAATAGCTCTATCAAATACTTCAACGTGTTGATTACTGCTTTTTGATTCTTTTTTTGCACTATATCGTGGGTGCTCTTTAGGCAATAAATCATTGTCAGATTTATAGTTAGGATTTTTTGGTTTATCATTTTTAAGCAAATAACTAAACGCTTTTAACCTTGCTAGCCCCCAAGCCTGCCTACTAACCCCAGGCCTATGACTTGTGCTAAATGCTCCAAAGCCTCTTCTTACAACAGCTTTAGCAGCAGACGCTTTTAATTTTCTCCAAGAAGCCATTCCCGATACTTCTTCATTATGTTCAGCTATTCTATTTTTTATTGCTTTTTCTGTAGCTTCACTAAATTTTATTCCTCCTGCTTTTCCGCTTGCGGACCCTTTTTTATTTTTTTTACTACCCTTAATTTGGTCTTTTTTAGGCGCGGGTGTTGACGGATCGTTTCTAGGCTCTAGCTCACCCTCTTTTACTAACTGCGCTATTTTTCTATCGGCCCAATCAGCAGCTTGCATAGGATTAGTCCAAGGGTTTGATCCCCAAAGTAAAAATGCTACATCGGAATAGCGCCAAGTGTCAGGGTCTTGCGGATTAGTTTTTTCTCTATCAAGGTCAACAATATGGCGTTTATGCCAGGCGGCTATACGTACAATTTTTGAAATTGATATTGGCTCTCCGGCAGCCATTGACCTAGCTTCTCTTTTTGTTTTATCTGTTAATCCCGGCCCCGCTTTACGTAAATTATCTAATCCACGTTGCGCATTTTTTTTCATAAATTCAGGCGGTTTTCTATCTACTTGCCTTAACTCTCTTTCATTTTCAACTAAAGTAACGTCATCTTCATCTTTATGTTTTTTATTAGTAAGTTTTGTATAATCTTCCATTTTTTCGCAAGGCATATAGTATGTTTCGCCGTTTATTTCATGAGTGTGCGATCCAACGCAACCTATTTCTTTTGCTTTATCTTCTGCTTCTTTTTGTGTTTCATAAATATCATTATCAGGGTCAGCTTGTCTTTCATATTCTTTTTCAGCTAAGTTAAGCGCTGTTATTTGGTCTTTAGCCATTTTTTCTGTTTTATGACAGCCCATTATTTCTTTGTCGCTATCTTTAACAACAGCAAATCCGTTGCAATCTTTATTATCAGTTTCAATACTATAAGGCATTAGTCTTTATTTAATTCGTTAGTTGGGTCGTGTTCGTCTGTTCCTTGAGGCGGCAACGTTGGATCAATTAACGCACCTTGTAAACCGATATAAAATTTATCGCCGCCTTCATATGGCTCAAGGTCCATTTTTGACCTAGCTTCATTTGGTGTCATTATTCCTGAACTAATTGCAACTTGAAATGAGCGTACTCTGCTTAACTGATCGCCCCTTGCATATTCGTCCGTGTCAAGCTTTACAAATTGTTTGCCTGGCAATAATGATGAAAAGCCATCTTCAATCCTTCTAATCCACGGCAACAACGTATGTCTAATAAACGCTAAGCCATTACTTTCAATATTTGAATAAACATTAGAGCCATCTTTTGATAATAATAAATGCGCAGGTATTCTAAATACTCTAGCGATTTCATGAACAATTTGGTCTCTAGCGTCAATTAATTCAGGACCAGCTGAAGCGCTTATAGCTTTCCATTTTAATCCCCCCGTGAGCACAGCTGGTTTTCTATTTCTGTTATGGTTTCCCAACCAAGTTTCTTTAAGCGATTTTGCTTGCTCTGCTGTTAAATCTCTATCTGTTTCTAGTACAGAGCTAGGTGTGCCTCCTTGTCCGTAAAATTGGCTTATATGTCTTTCCATAGCTAAAGCTAAGCCATAAGTATTTGCATTTGTTCTTAACGGGCTTACGCCTACTAAGTCACCAGGATATGTATACCAAACAAAATGCAGCATATTATCTGCTGTAATTTTTCTATCGTATTTTTTATTTTTTGCTGTTTGTATAAAATAAACTTTTTGACCGTTTGACATTTCAACTTTTATTTTTTCAGGGTGTATTGGTGTTAATTGAACTGGTCTACCTTGCCTATCTTTATCAACTAATATAAATGCGTTTCCGTGCATAGCTAATGAAGTTATAGTTTGATGTAGTAATGAAAACATTGAAAGATCAAGACTAATATTAGGTTTTTCTAAAAATCGAGGCTTATCAGTAAATATAGTTTTTTGGCCTTCGAATCTTAATGTTTTAATAGGCAATAACGCAATACTATCGGCTAATAATGAAAC